CATACTCTACATACTCTACATACTCTACATACTCTACATACTCTACGCATGTTTAAATTTTTGTACTAACCCTATTATAGGGCCATAAATGGAGGCGTGTACAGTGTCTCCGCCCGCGTGTGTTCGGTCTCGAACATATATCGGATACCATTTGTTATTTACTTTTATATCCTTCGTGTTGACACCACGACACGAAAGCGTCTATTTGTGATACGTGAAGTAAATTTCGGCGTGTGGGCATTTGCTGTTTTCCTATCTGTTGCAAAAAAGAGGCGGGCACGGTGGCCCGCCAGTCTTGGGGAAAGGGTTAGGCGGCTTTCTGCTTTTTTGCTTCGACCGTTTTAGCGGGTTTTTTGTCCTCTTTTTTTGGCTTAGCGGCTTTGCGTTTCGCAATAGCGGTCTTCACGTCATCGCCAAGGATGGTAACTTGTTCGTTGCGGCGTACTTTACCGCGTAACACGTTACCTACGTTCATGCGGAGCATGCCCGCATTAAGGTCTTTTTCAACCCACCCGTTATAGCGGGTTTCAAGGCCGTTTTCCAACGCTACTTGCTTTACTTCCTGTTCGGACAAGCCAAGTAAGCCTTCGGCAACGTTGTCACCGCAGTGGATGGAAATTGAACCACTATCCGTACGTACGGAGCGGTCGTGTTGGTATCCTTCACGGTATTGGTCATTAACGGCTTTAAAGCGTACTGAACTCTCTTTGTAGTTTTTTGTCGTTCCGTTTTCAAGCTTGACGCGAAAGCGTTTAGCGGTTTCGTCTTGCCCTGTGATAACGCCTTTACCCGCAGGGGTGAACACGGCGCGTCCGTTGTACTTGCTTTCCGCGAAGGTGTACGTGGGGGCTTCTTTTTTCGCTTCGACCGTTTTAGCGGGTTTTTTCTCCGCTTTGGCCTTCTCGGTGGTTTTGATGTCGCTCATCTTGATTTTTCCTTCCTCAATAAGCTTGTTAATGAAGTTGCGGGCGTGGTCAATCCGCGCAAACTCTCGGTTCATACCTCTGGCAGTCAACAAGTTGTTGATTTGTTCGAGGGTCATTTTTTCAACGTTATTCATAGCATTCTCCTATCTGTGCATGGTTACGTTAATGAAGCGTGATTGCTTCGGACGAAGGGCCAAGGTGGTGACCCCTCCCCCGCTGAAATCACTGGCAAGCGTTGCCGTGTATTGCTACACATGCAAAAGTTACAAGTCCAAGTAGCATGGCGATAAAGACGAGGAAAGTAATTCCCTCTAAAGTCATCAGCAAAAGCTGTTTCCAAGTGGTCGGCATTGGTTTTTCTCCTATCTAAACCTAGTTAATCACAGGCATTGGGTCCGTGTCAAGTACCCTTATTCCTGCCTATGGTTTCGTTAATCCAGTCCCACGCGTCACGGGCGGACGTGTATTCGCCTATGTGCTTTTTGGTGGGGACCTCTAGAACGGTCCATTCCCCGTCCCCTAGCTGTAGGGGGACGTAAAGAGGCAAGGGACGCGGGGCGTTCATTCGGCGGTACGCGATGCGGGTTGTGTGGTCCATGTTTATTCTCCGTCTAGGTCTTTTAAGCGGTTTATTTCTTCTATGATTTCTTCGTGCGTGTAACGGGTTTGTCCGTTGTCCCCCACGAGGGCCTCATATATTTCGGCTAGTTGTTGTTCGGCGGTCATCGTCTGTAGTCCTCTTCATTTTGGATGTACTTCGGGAAAAGCTCCACGGCTTCGCGGGCTCCAAGTTTATCCCCCGTGTGTGCGATGATATGGTCGCAGTCGTCCAGCGTCCCGCGATATGCAGCGTAGTCCCCCTTCCCCGTTTGGGTGCCGAGGTATCCTTGAGTGAGCACGACGTGGTCCCCTGTGGTGTAGTCTATTAGGGTTGCGATTAGTTTCATGACGGTTCTCCTATCTGTTGTCATGTTTTCCTGCCTTATGGTCAGGCTAGCGGGGGCCAAATAACCCCCGCAGGTCTGGTCACAGGTCGCTTAGGTACGTGTCAAGCCACGCTTTGAGGTGTCCTTCTACCGTTTCGTATCCGTGCACGGTTATCTCTGGTTCCTCTTCGGGGTCTTCTATCACGGGGCTATCGTGGCCCAGCCCCGTTGAGGCGGTTTCCACGAGGGCAAGGAGCATGGTCAGCTTCTGCCGTTCCCACGGGGTGGGGTTTTCCACGGTCAGGGTCTCGTAGCCGTCCCCCTCAAGGGTCACGGTCCACGGGGTGGCGTTTGGTGCGGTCTCTTGTGTCATGAGCGGTCTCCTATATGTTCTCTTGTGGCGGGGCGGGATGCCCAACCGATACAACCATCCTACCACGGCGAGAAAGCGGTGTCAAGCGTCGGATGTTGTGCACCGCACAAAAAGCGAGGGGTTGACAAGCGGAAAGCGAGGCGGGACGCGGCTTGTGGGGTTGTGCGGTGCACAACATCGAGGCGGTTCGGGTCGTGCGGTGCGCGTGCCATGTGCTGATACGCAAGGGCGGGGTGCGGGAGCACGAGGACGCATGGCACGCGAGGGCGCAGGTAGGTGCATAGCGGGCGACACGGGCAGACGCACGGGGGAGCACGCAAGCACGAAACGCCCACGAGGGGGCGCGGTTTCCGCGGAGGCTGGAGGCGGGCCAAGCGACACGGGACGGGGTGACATACCTGCAGGTCAAAAACCGCGAGAGCGGGTGTATGTGGCGCGTGTCGTGAAACCCGCATGCCTGTGCCCGTAGGAGGGGGTGCTTGCCCCGCGCCGAGGGAGGGAGGACCCGCGAAACGCGTCGGGGACGGGCGGTTTTTGACACGGGGGGTTATTCCCCACCAGTATATAGGTTGCGTTCCCGCTTCGCCGAAATCCGAATTCACTGTTTTCCAGATGTAGAGTATTGTAGAGTATGAAGTAAACTAACCCTCTACACCTCACAGCCCGCGTCCTTCTTCATCCTTGGCCCATATGTAGAGTATGTAGAGTATGTAGAGTATGGTTCGAACTCTTCTAACGTGTACACGACGTTATGTACCCCTTTTTTTCTTAAAATTCTTATATAAAGGGGGGAGAATTATACTCTACATACTCTACAGGTCGGCTCTGCGCGGCGGCTCTCTTTGGTTCTGGGCCGTAGAGTATGAGCCGTTCGTCATACTCTACACATACTCTACATACATAACGTTTTCCCAAACCCTTTGCCCGTGTCGCTTGTCGTGGTATAATATGGGTATGGCAGGTCACACGAAGCGCAGAAACGAGCGCAACGCGGCCAACCCCTTTTATGGTGGGCGGTGGTGCGATAGAGAAGGGTATGTCGGCCCGAGCCGAGGACCCGAAGGTTACTGCGTTTATTTGATGTGTACCCGCGAAGGGTTTATAACGGTACATGAAGAGTATGTTTGTTGGTTGATAGCCCGTGGCGACAGTCAAAGAAGTGCTTTTCGGCGCGTCCATTGGCCCAAGAAACGGACTGGGAAGGATTGCATACCGAAGCCCAAGATGCGTAAGCGTATTGAAGATTTACGTGAAATGCATGAAGAGGGGGTTATAGACTTAGAAAAAGGCCCGTGGGATTATTACGGGCTTGACATAGGGAACGAAAACGCGTATTATAGATTACCAATGAGGGATTACAGTGACATCGGACTTAAGTAAAAATACTGAATTTGAGAAGAAACCGCTGGAAATAGCCATCGAGCATAGGGCTAAACTGGCGGCGGAAATGAACAACAGGCTCTCGCCACTACAAGTGGCATTTGTAAACCACTTTTTCCTTAAACAAATGAATATCGGGGATGCGGCAGACGCTACGGGAATACCCATGAGGCAAGCGCACGACTGGTTGGAAGAAGGCCATCCCGTGTCCGAGTACATCGCCCGCAGGTTGGAAAAGATGACGGACCAAGTGGATGTGACGATGGAGGAAATCATCATGGGTCTGAAAGCCGAAGCGACCCGCATGCCTGATGGGAAAGACGATAAAACAGTTAGCCACGCGGCACGGGTAGGCGCATGGGATAAATTAGCACGTATCAAGGGCGGATACAACGCAGGGGGCGGGAAAAACAAGAGCAAAGTCACGGTGAATATTAATTTGGCCCCTGATAAACAGGAAATCGACGTAGAAGCGATAGACATGGACCAAACATGAGCGACCAGTCAATCAATTATAACGCCAGTCCTACCCTGTCCCGCTTCCATCGGTCCAATGCGCACGTTCGGGGGATAAGAGGGCCTATCGGGAGTGGCAAATCGGTGGGCTGTTGTCTTGAAATATTTATGAAGATGGCGAACCAAGCCCCGAACGCCGAAGGAATTCGCAAATCGAGATGGGTCATCATCCGTAACACATACCCCGAGTTGGAAACAACGACCATTAAGACGTGGTTAGATTGGTTCCCCGAAGACACTTTCGGTAAGTTAATCCGCAAAATCCCTATGTGTTATCACTTTAAATATAACGATATCGAAGCCGAAGTTTATTTTATAGCGATGGACAAGCCGCAGGACGCGAAGAAAGTGCTTTCCCTCGAACTGACGGGGGTCTTTTTTAACGAGGCCCGCGAGATGCATATTGATGTCATCACTAAGGCCATTGACCGCGTGGGACGCTACCCGAGCCAGAAGGACCGACCGCCAAACATCCCTTGGGACCAGTGGCCGACATGGTATGGGGTAATTATGGACACCAACCCGCCTGACGATGAACATTGGTGGCCTATCTATGCGGGAGATGTACCCGTGCCCGAACTGCCCGAGTGGGAAGGATTTGTGCCCCCGAATAATTGGGAATTCTTCACTCAACCGCCCGCCGCCTTTGAAATCAAAGTCGATGGGAAAACCAAATGGCACTTGAACCCCAACGCGGAAAACTTAGAGAACCTAGCCAAAGATTACTATGCCAACATCATTCAAGGGAAAACAAATGCCCACATTAGGATTTACGTAGGCAATAAGTATGGTACTACAGTGGACGGGAAAGTAGTTTACCCCGAGTACAGCGATGACGTACATTTGGCCAAGGAACCACTGAAAGCTATCAAAGGCAAACGGATTATTGCAGGAGTTGACTTCGGGCGCACTCCTGCTGTTTATTTTGGCCAACCTGATTTGCGCGGCCAGTGGCGCGGGTTGCATGAAATTGTGACGAGTGGCGTGGGGACCAAGACGCTTGCCCGCCTCATTAAGCGCGAGATTAGAATAGCGTTTCCCGACCACCAATTGTCCGAATTCGACTTCTATGGGGACCCTGCTGGTATGAACCCGACCGAGAATGAGGATAAATCATCGTTCGAGATACTCCAAGGGCAGGGCATAAAAATCAAACCCGCCCCCACAAATAATGCTTATACCCGCATTGAAGCAGGTCGGGAGCCTTTAGAATTGTTGCTACCTAATGGGGTAGCGGGTTACCAACTATCCCCCACTATGAAGATGACCCAGAAAGGGTTCAAAACAGGATACAGATATAAACGAATAAATATGACAGGGGGTTCAGTTCTATATGATGATAAGCCTGATAAGAAATCAAAATTCTCCCACATACATGATGCGCGGCAATACGCACTCTGTGGGGCGGGCTACGGTAAAGAAGTAACAGGAAAGGGTAAAAATTGGAAGACGGGCAAGACTTTCAAAGCCAAAACTGGGTTCAACCCCTTATCACGGACGTAACGTGGTGGGTTGTTTTCGAGGACAGGGAGGGCAGGAGGCCCCGCCTGTGGGATAGATGTACCTCGGCAGGTATGCGACATGTCTGGGCGGTCACACGGACCCCCATGGACGACGGCTGGATGGGCCTCGATGCCACCGCGAACGGGCTACAGGTTCGTTTTTACCCTGATTTTTTGGTTCTAGAACAAAATCCGAGGGGGTTGTTAGACATTTTGGTACAGGAAGGACATCAAATTTTACCCGCCAACGGTATAATAGACCCTCGGTATTTGTGGAGAATAGGGCCAATGACATGCGTAGAGTTAGTTCGACAGCTTCTAGCAATACGCAATCCGTTTGTGTTCACCCCGAAACAACTTTACCGATATATTGTCAAACATAGGCTTAACATGTTCCAATATTCTCGAATACCTACGAAAGGGGGAGAAGATGTCCAAGCCGAAGAAACCTGATAACAGCGCGGCCATTGCAGAGGCTAATCGTTCTAGAGAAGAAGCGGAAAAGCGCGAAGCTGATGCTAAGGCGAAACAAAAATTATCTCAAGAACAAATTATTGCACAAAATCAATCACGTCGGAAACGTTCTTCTTCTCGTTTCTCCCTATTATTACTGTCCGACGACGATGATAGTTTAGGCGCAAATGCAAACGGATAAATTACTCGCACTGTTTCAACACGCTAAGACGAAACGCCGCCATTGGGACGCGCTTATCCGAGATGCGTACCGATATGGCGTACCACACAGGGATATGGCTAATTACACCACAGCGGGGGTGTCCAAGAATTCAGATTTATTCGATAGCACGTTGGCGGACAGCACGGTTAATTTTGCCAACTTCATGCATGAAGGTTTTACCCCTCCCGAACAACGATGGTTTACTTTTGCGGCGGGGGTGGAAGTACCTGAGGCGCAGAAAGAGAAAGTACAAGCCCTTCTGGATGCAGTCTCGGAACGTTGGTTTCAATTGCTATGGCAAACGAATTTTGACACCGAGATTAACCAGTGTTTCTACGACCTCGCCGTGGGTACTGCTTCCTTGGGAATTAGGGATTATGACGACGGCTCTCCTGCTACATTTGTCGCTAGCCCTCCTTTCGAGTTGTACATCCTAGAAGGCCGTCAAGGTTTTGTAGACACTACGTTCCGTGAATTCAAATTAGAACCGCGCCAGATTAAGCTTAATTGGCCCCAATCTACCTACACCGAGGATAACGATCCCCGAGGTAGCAATAACTATGAAGTGACCGTTATTGAAGCGACTTACTACGACCCCGACTTAAAGAAAATCATGTACAAGGTCTTTGTTTCTAAAGGCGAACACGAAGGTCTCCATAAAGGGGATGAAATCTTTAGTAAAGAAATGCTTTACAATAACTGGATTGTTTTCAGATGGTCGGTTGTGTCGGGCGAGACTTACGGTCGCGGGCCTATTATCAATGCGTTACCTGACGCGAAAACGGCAGACCGCGTGGTTGAACTCGTGTTGCAGAACGCGTCCATTGCGGTGTCGGGCCTTTGGACGGCGGTGGATGACGGGGTTCTCAACCCTGAAACAATCGAGATTGCCCCTGGGGTTATTATTCCCGTGGCATACAACGGAGGGGCTTATGGTAAATCGCTAGAAGCCCTTGAACGGTCAGGCGATTTCAACGTATCAGAACTGGTGTTGAACGACCTACGTCAGTCCATACGCCGCAAGCTTTTTGATGATTACCTTGCCCCTCTTGATGCGGCTGTGCGGTCGTCCCGCGAGGTTGCCTTGCGCCAATCTAGGTTGTCCCGCCGAGTAGGCCCGAATTTCGGTCGCTGTAAAACAGAATTCCTCACAAACTTTGTCCGTTCTACCACTCAAATGTGGCAAGCTAAACAAATGTTGCCCCCGTTCGAGATTGACGGAAGGTATATTACTCTGCGTTATACTTCCCCAATCGCTCAAGCCCAAAATGATGATGATTTGGTCTCCTTGGACGGTTTCCTCGCCCGTATGAACGCACACACTCCTGGATTAGGCGCGATGGCGGTGAAACCAGAAGAATACGTACACTATGTCGCCGAGAAAATGGGCGTGTCTCAAAAATTGTTGCCGTCCCGCGACCAGTTGCTTGAAATTCAAAAAATGGCGGGCCAGTCCATTGCCGAGGGCGGCGATACAGGTCGCGCTCTAGTGGAAGGAGTAATCAATGGATAACAAACCGATTACTACACCCGAACAAATACGTATAAATGAATTGTTTACTGCTCTTATGCAATCGCCTATGGGGCAGGAATTAAAGAATTTATTGACCATAAGATTGGCTAAACAAGGTGTGTTTCAGCCGACTACCGACCCGATGGTTGATAAATGGAACCTTGGTCGACATAGTGTTTACCAAGAGTTAATACGCATGGCCGATGCCCCACTTAAACCACCCCAACCCGAGAAGGAGAACGACAATGGCCGATGAAAACTTGATGGACCTAGGAGCCGAAACCGATGACCAAACACCAGCACCCGCAGAGGGGGGTACAACCCCCGAAGGACAGGACCCTGCCCCGCCTAGCGATGGCGGCGGTGATAAAGGCGAACCCGCTACTAGACCTGAATTCATACCCGAGAAATTTTGGGACGCAGAAAAAGGCCAGCCTCGACTTGAAGAATTGACCAAATCTTATGGTGAAGCTGAAAAAGAATTGACCCGCTTGCGTAAGGGGGAAGAAGTCCCTGAAAATTATGATTTCCAAATCCCCGAAGAATTTAAGGACAAGCTGGAAGTAGACGCGGACGACCCGATGTTGTCTCAATTTAAAGAGTTTGCGAAAGAGAAGAAATGGGGCCAAGCCCGCGCCCAAGACGCGTTCGAATTTTTCATCAAACACGTTAACGGTTCGGCAATTGAAGCCCAAAAAGCGGAAATTGAAGCGTTAGGTGGAGAGAAACAAGCCATAGAAACTATCTCCCGAGTACGGACGTTCTTCAAAAACATGCTAACTCCCGAGGAGTATCAAGGTTTGCAGTCCACGGCGACCACTAAAGAAGCTGTTTTGGCCCTAGATGCAATTCGCAAGCGCATGTCGGTTCAGACCCCGCCACCCGAGGGTAAAACTACGGTTTCGGACGACTTGTCAGATGCGCAACTTCGTGCTATGATGTTAACAGAAGCTTATGAGAAAGAGAGTCATCCCGATCATCATAAGGTTCGCCAACAAGTGTCGGAAGGCTTTAAAAAGCTTTACCCGCCAAAATAGGGACAATCCACTCAAGGGACCCGCAAGGACAATCCCGCCTCTAGGACCCCACGGACAGGGAAGGTCAGGACCCCGCAAGGGACAATCCAAGCAGAACGAGGCTTCAATCTTTAACTTTAAATCTGAAAGGAACTTGAGTAATGTCTCAAACTATTGACAACCATTATATCAAGCAGTACGAAGCAGAAGTCCATACCGCCTACCAGCGGAAAGGTTCTAAACTGCGTGGTACAGTCCGTACAGTCAACAACGTTAAAGGTTCAACAGTACAGTTCCCGAAAGTGGGTCTGGGTGTGGCTGGAACGAAGTCCAAACATGGTACAGTTCCTGTCATGAATGCAGACCACAGTACGGTAACTGCAACACTGGTGGACTATTACGCGGGTGATTGGGCTGACAAGCTTGACCTTCTAAAATCCAACACGCCTGAAAAGCAAATCATTAGTGATGCTGGTGCGTTTGCTCTGGGCCGTAAGACTGATGACCTTATTCTTACGGCAATGTCGGGGGCTACCAACTCTATCGTCGTGGGAACTACGGGCATGAGTGTTGCCAAACTTTTGGCAGGTATTTCCGAGTTGGGTGACCGTGACGTGCCTATTGACGACGGGATGCTTTTTGCCGCCGTTGGTATGCAAGAATGGACTGAACTTCTGCAGGATGAAAAATTTGCTTCGGCGGATTATGTTCCTGAAAGCGAAATGCCGTTAGGCGGACGGGGCAAGCAAGCCAAATGGTTTGCGGGCGCTTACGTTTTCCCGACTTCGCAAATCCAGCCAGACGGTTCAGACCACACCACAAACTATTTGTATCACAAAACTGCCGTGGGTCATGCCATCGGCGCGGACGTGATGGCAGATATTACGTGGCACGGCGACCGCGCTTCTTGGTTCATCAATAACATGATGTCCCAAGCGGCTGTTCTCATCGATAACAATGGTGTGCAAAAAATCATTGCAGACCGTAGTCCAGCGTAAGAAAGGGAGACTTAAATTATGCCTTATGGTGATAACGGTTCCATTCTTCGCGCAACAAGTGAGTTGTCCCCTCTTGGTACTGCCCCTGGAAATGTTCCACAAAAATATTTCTACCAGACCAATGATGCAGACACTGTTGTGGAAACGAATGGCTACTTCGATGGAGTTCTAAACAATGGACTGAAAGCAGGCGATATTATCGAAGCTTATTTGGACATTGATGGGACCCCCGAGTTGAAGTTTTATCGGGTAACAGGTACGGGGGCCGATGTCGGTCTCACCGTTCTTTTAAGTAAAGACAACGTAGTTTAACCCTAACCAAAATAAATCGCGGGGGTGGTCATTTATTTGGCCTCCCCCGTTTTTATAGGAGATTTTAATGCCGACTACTACTGACACGCAATTAGCTTCTAACGCCTGTTTACTTCTAGGCGCGAATGACATTGATAGTTTTGCGGATGGGTCGGTAGAAGCCCAAGCGGCTAATGCTTTATATGAGCGTACTTTAAAGTCTTTGTTGTGTGAAAGACGGTGGAGTTTTTCCGTAAAAATATCCCAGTTGTCGCAATTAGTAGCGGAGCCTGAAAGTGACCGATATTCCAAAGCTTATCAGTTACCCCCTGATTTTCTCAAATTGTGGCGTTTAAACCCCGATTACATAAATTATGATTTGTATGGTACATCTTACATATTTGCTGACTATGATGGGGCATTGTTTTGCGAGTATACGTTCCGCCCCGACACCCGGTATTTTCCCGATTATTTTTGTGAGTTGTTAGAAGCCCGATTGGCCGTAAAATTTTGCATGCCAATAACCGAAGATGAAAAGAAATTACAAACTATGATGGCCCTAGAAAAAGAAATCATGGTCAGAGCCAAAGCCGCCGATGCTCAACAGCGTAGAGGCGTAAAAATTAGACATTTTTCGTTGATTGATGTAAGGGGGTAATATGGCCGTATTTAAACTCCCGCAAACATCCTTTACTAGTGGTTCTATCGATTACGAACGCTTGCGCGGAAGACGGGATTTAAAACAGTATTACCAAGCGGCTTATGGGTTGCACAATGTACACATCAATCCCCAAGGCGGGGTTTACCGCCGCGCGGGTACAAGGTATTTACATGATTACACCGATGATGCCCCCGCCCGCCTAGAGGTTTTTGAGTACAGTGACGACATCCGCTATTTGTTAGTGTTTTATGCTGATAACATTGACGTTTGGGAAGATGGTATTTTGGCCCACACGATTACCACTACCGCTCTAACTGATGATGAAATCGACAACATGGACAGCGTACAACAGGCGAATTCGTTTATTATTGTGGAAGAAAGTTTTCTTCCTAAAGAGTTGTCCCGTGGCGCGAATGTAACTACTTGGACGTTAGCCCCTATAACCTTTACGCCTATCCCGCTTTATGGCTTCTCCTTAAGTACGTCCAACCCTGCCGCTACCTTAACCCCTTCGGCGGTGTCCAGTACCGTAACGCTGACCGCCTCGGCTAGTGCGTTCGCCGCTACAGACCTAGGGGGGTATGTGTCAGGCAACGGGGGCGAGGCTAGAATTACCAAGTATATTTCAGCCACTAAGGTGGAAGGTTTTGTTACGGTTCCATTTGTCGACACCACCGCCATACCGTCGGGACAGTGGGAGTTGGAAAATGGTTACGAGGATGCTTGGTCGGCTTCTCGTGGGTATCCTCGATGCGCTGTTTACCACGAAGACAGATTAGGGTTAGGTGGAACTCCTAGTTTGCCAGATGTAGTGTGGTTTTCGGCCATCGGGGACCCTTATAATATGGATAATACTCGGGCATTTGCGGACGACGCGTTAACATTTAGTCCTCGGTCGGATAAACTAGCAGACCTTCGGTATATGCTGTCTATTGATGATTTACTTTTATTCACGTCCGCGTCCGAACACTATGTAGATGGGGCTTTGACCGCCGAGTTGAATTTTCAGGTAAAACGGCAAGATAAACGAGGAACACGCAAAAAATGTAAACCGTTGTTTGTAGACGGGGTAGCTTATTTCTTAGAACGTAAAGCTAACATTCTGCGGGAGTTTGCATACAACGATGTGGATGCCAAATACATTGCGTTAAACACTAATCTTTTGGCTTCTCATGTGTTGAAGGGCCCCGTACATTGTGAACATCTTCCTCCTGCGGGAAATAGAGATAGTGACAATATTTTTGTGTTGAATGCTGACGGCACATGGGCCGTGCTTAACACGTTGCGCAAACAAAACATTACAGGGTGGACGACTGGTTCTAGTCGGGAAGATAAATTATTAGACGTTAAGAATTTAGATGGTACACTTTATGCGTTATTTGAACGGTCAATCGATGGAAGCCCTAAGGTCTATTTAGAAGTATTCGATGAAACCCTGACCATGGATTGTGTCAAAACTTATGACAGTACAGCTACGGACACCCTGACGGGGTACGACCATTTAGAAGGTGAAGAAGTGGGAATTTTGGCGGACGGATATGTTCACGAAAATCGAACCGTAAGCGGAGGGGAAATTAATTTAGCCAGCGAATATTCCACAGTGTCGGTGGGGTTAAAGTTCACACCTGTTATCCAGTTGTTGCCCCCTAATCGTGAGCAACCTGACGGTACTATGATAGCTGAAATCCAACGCGTGGTGAGTGTTTCGGTCGGTGTGTCTAATACATTTGGCCTCAAAGTTAATGGCATCCCTGTGGATTTTTACACGGCGGGTACTCCGTTTTATGGGGTTACGCCCCAATTGTTCAGCGGGCGCAAGCGTGTTACACTAAGAGGTGTAGGAAGAGAACCTATAATTGAGATTTCACAGGACGAGCCGTTGCCATTTCACGTAACGGATGCCGCATTGGAGGTAAGAGTGTAATGGAAGCCGCATTGGTAGCAGGAACGTTATTTCAAGCGTATGGACAAATACAACAGGGTGCGGCCATGGCGGACCAATACAAAGCCGAAGCTGATTTTAAATTAGCCAAAGGCAAGAGTGCGGCGGCGCAAGAAACGGCGGCGGCGGCAGAGCGCACGGTAGACCGCCTTCGTAAATTACGTCAGGTGCGCGGTGGTATTTTGGTCACAGGCGCGGGAACAGGCATTTCCACCACGTCAGGGGTCTTTGATAGTTTGTTGAATGATAGTGGGGGAGAGTTCGCCCGAGATTATGATATCGATAAATACAACACATACAATAAAGCTTCGGCTCTTCGGGCAGGGGCCTCTTCGAGTGCGGCTATTTTACGCGCTCAAGCTTCTAGTTCTAGGCTAGGGGGATACATGAACGCGGCGGGGACTTTAATAAATTACGGTTCGGACGCGTACAACCGAGGCGTTTTTGAGAAAAAAGGGTAAACAATGGTACAAAGATACGAGAGTTCAGAACAGCTAGAAGTAGCCACCCCTAATCCCCAATCCGCAATTATTGGGACCTCGGGGCTGGATGCTACCATCAGGGGCTTAAATGCTTTTGTGGAGAAGACTTCTAATATTCTAGACCGTCGCACTATTGCTAAAGCTAAACGAGCGGGCGCGTTAGCGGGGCTACAGCCTGACTTTGCGCCTATGGATGGAAGCAGTTTATACGCCGAGGAGTTCAACAACGCGGGGGTGGAAACTTTTGTAAATAAATCAGTAGTGGATGCTTCTACCACCGTACACAAATTAGCAATGGACCCCAAATTCGCGAGCGACCCTATCGCTTTACAAGAACAATTAGGCGACATCCGAACCGCGATTTTGGCCAATTTGCCACCCGATGCTGTCCCTCATGTGTCTTTGGCTTTCGACCGTAACGCCGCCCAAGCGATAAATAACTCACAAACTCGGGCTTTTGAAGAGCAAAAATCGGAGTTATCCGCCTCTTTTAAAGACATGGAAAAAGGGCTTTTCCGCGACTTGTCGGTAGCGGCCCGTAATGCCAATGTGGAAGCCGTAACGGGTTTTCAATCCCTTTATCTGGAACGTCTTCGCGCTCATGCACCCGTGTCCATGGGGGGAAATGGTGCTTTATCGGCGGACGAGTATTACACTAAAAAAGAAGCTATAAACCAAACGGTTAAAAGAGAGACTTTTATCGGGGATTTCATGCGGACCCCCGATGAGGATAAACCTCGTTTTATTGAAGAAATGGTGCAAAAGCTGTCTGCGGATACGCAAAGCGTGGACAATGTGTGGAAAGCAATGCTAAACCAAGAGAGCGGCGGCGACCACTATTGGGCTGACGGCACAGTAAAGGTTTCTTCGGATGGTGCTACGGGTATCGCTCAAGTAATGGAGGGCACGGGGCCAGAAGCGGCGGCGTTGGCGGGCGTACCTTGGGACCGAAACAAATGGCAAAACGACCCCGCTTACAACGAAAAAATTGGAAGGGCTTATTTTGAAGAGCAATTGCGAACGTTTGGGGACGTGGAAAAAGCGTTAGCCGCATATAATGCAGGGCCTCACACTGTGCGCAAAGCGGAAGAGTACGCCGAACGCGCGGGGAAACCCGAAACTTGGAAACAGGCGATGACGCATTTTCAAAGCGACGATAATTTCAAGCAAACCCAAGACTATATACGCAACATCATGGCTAAATCGCAAGCGTCGGGGCATTTGTTTGCTTCTAGTGAGATTGATGAGTTGGTCCAACAAATGAATACTACGTATAACACTCATATTACTGCACAAAGTCGCGCCGATGAGCAAGCCGAAGAAGAGGGGAAGAGGTTGGCCCTCGAATTAGAAAAAAAATTTGTAGAAGACCCGTCCTTAGAAAATTATAACGCGCTTCTTGATAATTCATACGCGGATAGCCCGTTCCAATACCAACAGTATATGCAAAACGCCGTCACACAGTCAGACCCTGTAGCTATGCGTGATTTGTCGGACAAATTGGCGCGGGGACAATTGACTTATCAAGATATTTCGTTTATCGGAGAGGATGGTCAACCTCGTACTGATGTGCCCCGCCTCACTCAAAAAGACCGTATGTATTTGGCTGAACAGCTTACTTTACAACAAAGTGGCGGCGGGTTTGAACAAACTCCTGTTTATGGAGAATTTTTGAAACGAGTGGACGAAGATTTCGCCGTTCTGTCCGAGTATGGGGGCAAAGTAGTAGATGAACAAGGTGAAGCTTTACGTAGACAGGTTTACGATTGGATGCGGGACCAATACCCCAAGTACCAGCGAGGGGAGGCCGAAATGCCAGACCCCATCAAGAAATACACATCGTTGTACAATCAGTGGAAATCTGCGCGGGGCGTAGCCGAAGCGGCTAAAACCACCGTAAATTCTTTAGGTAAGAAAGTAATTATTGACCAGAGATATATTGACAATCCGTCCTTGTATGAGTATGATAAGAAGAACGACCGTTTAAGTCCCGATTTAGACGACCCGTATGTTGAAAAAGCTATTGAAGACGCATACATAGCTAACCAGAGAGAGGCCACGAATGGATAACGACACCCCCATCATGCAGAGGATAGCCCAGAGGATGGCAGAAGAGGGTATCACCCCCGCTTCGGGCACTGATATAGCGGCGACCCCTCCAGAACCCCAAGGAGAGGCTCCTCTGTCGCCAGAAATGACCCATGTCGCACAGTCTCAACCCGTCCCGATTGAGTTCGAGATGGATGAAACCGTTCGTACGGACCTTGAGAAGAAAAAAGAAGACCCTCATGAGTTTACTAAGACACTTTTAAAAAGTGTGGTGAACGGTACGACCAAATTTGGTCAGTCTTTGGCCCAATTAATGTTTGACGGTGTAAACGCCGTAGCGGGCACAGAAATTAAAGCTGCTCCCGCCGCTCAACTGGCAAATGAATCTATTGGGGGTCGCCTTATTGAAGGGGGCGTACAGTTTGGTTTAGGTTACGTTTTCGGGGGCAAAGCCCTTGACGCAGTTAAATGGGCTAAATCGGGCAATAAACTCAATGATTTTGGCAGAGCCATGGCCCAAGGGGCCATTGGTGATTTTATTTCTTTCACGGGCGAACAAGAACGTTTATCCAATACGTTGATTGAAATTGATAACCCTATCGTCAACAATGCGGTTACTCAATATCTCGCCGCCGACCCTGATGACGGGGACATCGAAGGACGTTTTAAAAATCTGCTAGAGGGGGCGGGATTGGGCGCGGGTGTCGAAGCCGTGTTCTGGGCGGCAAAAGGCTTAAACCACGCTAAAAAATCTTGGGCGCAGGGCGATGACAGTGCCGCTAAGAAATTTATTAAAGGAGCGCAAGAACAAGTCATGCAAGTTCTTGAGCGTAACGCGGATGCAGTGGGCAAAATTGACGCGAGTATAACCACGGTTACACCCCCCAAAGGCCTAAGGTTTAACGAGAATTTGGCCCCTAAAGTAAAAATTGATGAGGCTAAGCTTGGGGAAGTTAAAACCCAAATGAAGTTGTTCACCGAAGCCGCGAATTGGGATAAAGAGAACGCGTACAAATATTTAGATGAAGCCATCGGCGGGGTAGTAGACCGCAATACATTCGAGACTACGGATGACGTGGCGGCGGTAATGGACAGCCTTAATGATGTCACCGTGCCTGATTTTAAAAAGTGGACCCACGAAGAACAACGACGCACCGCCGAAGTTTATGGCATGAGTGTGGGCCAATTAAAACACATGGTAGATCTCGGGGCTACGTCATCGAGAGCATTATTGGTCTCTAAATCTATGTTAGTGGACCAAGCTAATGTCATCGCCAAAGGCATTGGCGCGGGTATGAAAGACGAAGATTTGCTTGTCGAGATGGCGCGATACAAAGACTTTGCCGACTTGTTCATGTCGTTCAGAAATGAGTCGGGTCGCGTTTTGGACAGTAACCGCATGAAGGTCGCCATTTCCGAGGGGGACCGCGCTCTGATTGATGACTACATTGAAGACCGTTTCGGTACAATAGCAGGGTTTGATAAATTTAAACGCGCTTTTGCCGCTACAGGTGGCGACATTAAAGAAGTCACCGCGTTGATGAAAACGAGCAAATGGGAAATCGCAGGTAACACGGGACTAGAAATTTGGAAAAATGCCCTACTGTCGGGATTGCGCACGTTTAATGTGAACTTTATAGGTTCCATGGCGAATTCTACTTTACAAATTCCTATTCGTTTCATGGAAGGCGCGGCACACCCCATTAACCGCGTTTTAGGCAAAGGAGCGGGGGAAAGTCGGGCTTACATGGGTGAAGCGGCGGCGATGATGATGGCTGATGTTATGTCGTTTGGTGACATGGTGTACAGCGCGGCCAGATTAGCCAGTCGCCCTGTAGAAACGCTTAAAAACATGGAAGTTCCTAAGTCTCTGCGCAATAAAGCCGAGACAGGGCTTACTCGCAAATTTTCTTCGGATTATTGGGGTATGAACACAAAAGACGGCGCAGTTGGTCGGTTTGTGGAGAAGATGACGGGCGGTGCGCTCAAGAACGAACAAGTACAACGCACGATGGCGAAGGCGGTTGATGTCACAGGGTCTGTAATAAATGCTCCAGGCACGGCCTTAAACATACAAGATGGGTTCGTCCAAAACCACGCCCGCCGCAAACAAAAATTTGCTTTGATTTACCGTAGAATGATGGATGAAAAAACGCCTATTGCCCAGATGGGGGATCGTTTCCACGAATTGTTGCGTGACCAAACATTCCAAGAAGAAATTGCTAAGGATTTAGATTTATTTGCTAAACGCACAACGTTTCAGGAACCCACGGGTCAGATTACTCAAGCAGTTAGGAATTTCGCTAAACAGCGTATTACTCCGCTTCATATTCCTGCGTTTGAGTATTTATTGCCGTTCATTGACACGCCTTCCAACATTATGAAACAAGGCTTAGGGGAAACTAACCCTATGATTGCTTTGGCGAACAAAGAGTTTTGGAGCAAGATGAGTGGGGCTAAAGGCGGGGTGGCGCGTGACGAAGCTTTGGGCCGTTATATGTTTGGTTCCTCGGTGGCGGGGTTCACCGCGTTTCAAGTGCTTAACGGTAATATCACAGGCGGGGGGCCACCAGACCCTGACGCTAACCGTGCGTGGCGAGACGCGGGCAATCGTCCTTATTCGGTGCGTTTCCAAACAGGCGTGGACCAAAATGGTAACCCCATCTACGAAAGCTATGAGTACAACAAAATGGACCCTGTGGCTTTTATGATTGGTTCTATGGCCAACATGATTGAAGTACACCACTACACGTCCCTGATTAACGACCGTAGTGATAAAACTTGGGACGATTACGCGGGGGCCTATCTTGCTAAGATGAACGAAATGACGCTAGACAAGTCGTTCTTTACAGGGGTTAACGACTTTATTTTAGCTATTTCTGATTGGGAACGATATGGGGCGCAATGGAAAAACCGTTTCGTGGCGGGTTTCGTACCTAACATATTCCGCGATATTGAGATGATGCGCCAAGACGAAGTTTACCTGCGCGACTTTCGTGAACTAGACAACGCTATCCAACAAAAACTCATAGGCGGGTCGGACAAAGTACCTGTCACCCGTAACCGTTGGGGCGACCCCATTATACGGGACAAGGGGTGGCTCCTCGGACATCGGACTTACTTTTCACCTATTGGCATGGATGAGGGGTACGCCGAGCCTATTGACCGCGAAATTAATCGTTTGGCGGTGGAGGGGGTCACTTTGAAGGACGGGACCCAACACGTTTTCCCCGAAGCATTGATTTCGATGCCGCAACGTGTTATAAGGGAAGGGAAGACCTCTATCCCGCTCAACGCTGAACAGTATAGCAGGTTGATTGAAATCGCAGGGAAGGAAATTTTACTTGACCCACTTGGCACTGGCACACCTCGGAATTTGCGTGACACGCTTAACTATCTTGTCACGAAAGCTGATAGCTATACTCGGGCCAAAGATTACCCCCAAACCCAAGCGGACCGAATTAAACAAATGTCTAAAGGGTTCGACAAATTGGCGCGTGAACAGTTGCTTGAAGAATACCCCGCCCTTAAACGTCAAATTCAAGAAGCAAAAGTCCTTGACACTCAAAAGTCTTTTGGTCTTCTTAGCGATGAAATGCGGGAGCGCATTCTGGACATCACAGGACAGGAAGATTTACTTAGGGCCACGCCTAGAAATGGAGGCCAATAATGCCTTTAATTATTAATGACACTACTCCTCGCGTCCAATATGTAGCCACTTCGGGGCAGAAGGATTTTGCTGTCCCCTTTGAGTGGCTGGACAATGATGAAATCAAAGTATACCAAGGGACCGATGACACCCCTATCTCGGACACTCTATACGGTCTGACGGGGGCGGGAGTGACGAACGGAGGTACTCTGTCCTATATCACGGGCCTAACGGAGGGGACCGTGGTCACTATCGCCCGTGAGTCCGAAATCTCTCGCGATAATAACTACGTGGATGGCGGCGATTTTAGTGCACCTAACGTCAACGCCGAGATGCAACGTTTATTTTTGCTAATTCAGGAAAATCGCGACCTTTATAACCGCGCTATCAAGTTGCCTGTATTCAGTGCTTTATCGAATTTACAATTTCCGAATGGGGAAGCGAACAAAGTTGTAGGTTGGAATTCGGACGGAACGGAATTAATCAACGGTCCGACTTTTACAGGTCTCACTACTCTTGAGGGGATTACGGCCCAAATCCAAGCTGTGGCGGCTCTGGCCACGGAAATTGCCGCGCTTGGCGCTCTGGCCACGGAAATTGCCGCGCTATATGGTATCCGCGCCAACATTTCTACGGTGGCTGGGGTTGCCGCGTCTATCCCTGCCGTTGCCGCTATTGACACAGAAATTGCCACAGTGGCGGGAGACAGTGCCGATATCCAAGCATTGGCGGCTATTACCGCGCAAATCAACGCACTTTATGCTGTATTGGCCGAACTTACCGCCGTTTACAACAACATTGCGGACATTTCTACGGTGGCAGGGCTAACCAGTGAAATAACCACAGTGGCCGCGTTAGAAACGGAACTTGTGGCCCTAAATGCTATTTCTACTGAAATCACAACTCTTTCTGCGTTAGATAATAAAATCGCCGCGTTATATGACATCCGAACCGATATTTCCACTGTTGCCCCCTACGCCGCCGACATCGCGGACGTAGCGGCCAATCTGTTAGGAAAAAATTTCTTGATTAATGGCGGGTTTACCGTGGACCAAATGCAGGAAGGTAACTACGTTTGTTCCACTGTTCGCGCTACGTTGGATTATTGGTACACGGGGCGTTTAGGCGCGGCCACGGGAATGACGGTGTCCCAGCAAGCTGGGTTTGGTGTTTCGGATAAATCTATTCGCTTAAAGCGGGACGGGGGTAACACTTCCACCGCTAAAATGTACTTGGCGTATTGTGTAGATTTGGCTGACACCAAACAATTGCAAGGACAAGAAGTTACGTTGTCTATGTTGATGCGTAAAGGGGTAGACTATTCGGGGGGCGACATTTCGGCTTACGTGTTTTACAGCACTGCCGCGTCAACCGAAGAAAAGCCCCTGTCGTTTACAGGGCAAACTAATTTCGGTTCAGGTAGTGTTACCCCCACAGCGGGCAATTTCTCCATAGAGGTCACCGCTACGGTTCCTACAAATGCCACTCAAATCGGTTTCGTGGTGGAATGGACCCCTTCGGGAACTGCGGGTTCTGGGGACTATGTGGAATACACAGACGCAAAATGGGAAGTGGGCGGTGTTGCCACCCCGTTCCGTTTAGAGCGCACTTTCCGTGAGGAATTGGACCTATGTGAAGGGAGGCTAGAAAAATCTTTTGCATATGGAACTAAACCTCAAGTAGGCAGTGCATATTGGGCGGGTGGCGGTTATGCCTTGAACGCCAACCGTACAGACCGTTATGGTATGGCGGCTCATGTCGGGTTTAGTCGGAGAAAAGCTAAAAGCCCAACGATCACCATTTACGGGAGCGCCAATACAGGTTACATGTACGACGGAGGCGTGGCTTTAGATCGTTTGGCCGAATTGGTCTTTATCGGGGAAAAAGGGTTCGTCTGCGCGGGCGGCGCGGGGTCGACAACTACAGCAAACTCTGCAGTCGTTTTTGCATGGTTAGCAGACGCAAGGCCATAGGAGGTTTAAATGAGAGCACAGTACCTATATAATAAATTTTTCCCTGACCAATCTAACATCAGGGTGACCGATGACGAGGGGAATGTGAAATTTGTCCCTGTGGACGAACGTAATTCTGATTATGTGGCGTTATTGGCTAGCGGCATAGAAATTGAACCTGCTGAACCAGAGGAGGACGAATAATGAACCCTATTTTACTTATACCCTTATTTTGTTCTTATGCTAACCGCATCAGAGGAGATGGCGACCAGTCAGGCGGCGATTTTCTCTTTGCTGTAGCGTGGGCTATGTGTTGCGGGGCGATGGGGGCAGAGCCGTGGCAATCTTTGCTTTCTGCCGCCTTGATGTGGGGCGCACAATCCTTGAAATGGGGACCCATATTTGGTGCTCTTGGGGGCTGGTTCGAAGGAAGTTTCGATTTAGGTAAAAAACTGGCGTGGATTAATTGGCTTTGCGAACCCTTCGAAAAAGATGTCTTTAAATGGGGGTGTGCGGCGGCTATTTTGCGCGGGTTGCCCTATATGGGGGCGTTTCTTGTCCTCGGCGCGTGGGGCGCGGCCCTCGCCGCTCCGTTCGGGTTTTTTATTTCTTATCTTCTAGGTATAAAGTTTGAACAAAAAGTTTTTAAACGAGATGGGTGGGTCCTTGCCGAGTTTGTATTTGGTTTCACCCTAGGCGCATTGTTGATTACAGGATTGGCCTAATGGAACAAATACTAAATGAATTGAGAGAAATTGATGAACGCCATAATCAACAAGTAACAGCTTTAGTACAAGAAGTACACGCTATGGCTTTGGTTATGACCAAACAAGTAAGCATGTTGGAGGCCCATATTAAGCTTACGGAGTACCAAAGCAAAAAACAAGACCAAGACATTGACCGCATTGGGGAAATGGCCAGAGGGAACCGCACTTTGATTGAAAAAATCATGGAGTGGAAAGAAGATATTAATGAAAAGTTGGCCGAAGAAAAAGGGCAATCCAAAGTAGCCCGTATTTTGTGGCGTATTTTTTGGGCGGGGTGTGGCTTTGCGGGTTCTGTAATGCTTGTCATTCTCCCATTTCTTATCAACCATTACTTTCCAGAGCAGGGCCAATAATGTATAACAAAAATTTTAATGGCAGGGGGTGGCAGAAAGCGGTTCTGGGAACTGTGGTTACTGTGGCCGTTGGCACTAGCGGTTTTGTTTACAGCTTGCGGTCATTAAATAATGTTAAAGAAACACAACCCGCCATGGTGGCCCTTACAGATTGCGCATTAAACAAATCTTTGGTGGATTTTGTCGTGATTGATGGTGGCCGTTCTGACGAGGAACACGCTAATAACCTTAAAAAAGGCGTGTCGTGGATTAAACGGTCTAAACACCAAGATGGACTGGCTGTAGACGTGGCGGCGTACGTTGACGGCAAAATTACTTACGACCCACACCCCTATTCGTACATAGCGGGGGCGTTTTATTTTTGTAGCGAAAAATTAGGCATACCTGTAACATGGGGAGGCGAATGGAAAGTACGAGATTTGATGCATTTTGAGACAGTGAAACTGGAATACATCGATAATCGTTGGGTAAGGAGGGACTAATGTGGAAAATAATTTCCGCCTTTTTTAAAGGCATAACCCCGAAAGGATGGTTAATTATGGCCGGACTAGCATTAACTGTGGCCTTACTTGTGTACGCTGACAACCAGTGGAACACTTACAAAAACAAACTAAAGGAAGAAGGACGAGCGGAGGCGCGGGCCGTATGTGAAGCAAACTTTAATTCGCTACGCCAATCCGCGAGCGCAAAAATCCAAGAAGCTAACCAAAAACTGGAGGACCTCATTAATGACACTGACTTTTCGCGCACTGACACCGCTTGTGGGTCTCTTATTGACCCTTACATTTACGGGATGCCAGAACCAAAATACCGTAAAAGCCCAACTAAGCACTGACGCAAACAGCGCGGCTAAGGTTTTGGACCCTAACACGGATTGTGATTATCCCTTAAAACCGTCTTACCCTTACACGGAGGAAGAAAGGCGTGTTTATTTGGCCCGCCTTGAGGCTAACCTGACCAAATGTATGGCCCTCGTGGGACGATAAGATTTAAGCCTTACGGAATATATACTTCGGACACCATATTAATATAGCTAGCATATTCTCCGATATGCCTTCTCGCGTCTCTCTGGGGGCTTAAATCGGGATGTCAGAACCGTGTCGGAGGCGGCACGGACGGCATCGGACCACAGAACCCCCTAAACGGCGGTTGTAAGGTTCACAACCCATGGCGTTCATACGTCTGCCCCACACCACGGAAATAAAAGGGTTCCTGTAGCCGTTGTTTTTGGCCCATTCCGAGTAATCTCCATACAAATCGTTACTTGGTTCGCCCTTGTCGGCTTCACATTCTTCCATTCTCTCATGAAACCATAACTTCACGCTATCATTTTCCATCATGTAGTCCTCAATCTCTTCGGTCGACGACATAGGCGGGTCAAATTTTCCTCGTTTGTATAGTCTTCCTAGAGCGGACATCCACCGTTTAAATATTCCTGCCCGCTCCGCGTTTAGTTTCTTGTCCAAGTCGGGGTCGGGATTGGCTACCCTATTTTCACATCGTAGGATAATCATGCGGCGTTTTAGCGCGTCCGAATTGTCGCTTGTCGCGGGCATTTCGTTGACCAACTCAATAAACCGTGTCGTTAGCATTACGTTGTTGCGCGTTTCGCCATACAAATAACGGATGTCCACGGGGTCCTCGCCCGTAATCTTTTTTAGATAGGTGTCCGCCATCGTGTTAAGCTTGGATTGCTCACCACTTATGTTCACTTTTTTACCGACAAGGGACGTTCTCTTACGCTCATCGTTTAAATCAGTAATCGATACGGACCCCACCGCGTCAGGGTCCTGCATGGATTTAAGGATACGGGCCAAAGTACCTTTGCCGTTGCCGCCTGGACCCTTCAATACCAAAAATTTCTGGAACGACATGTCGTCAATCAGTGTTAGAGCGAAAAATTCCTCCATCAAGTCCATTGATTGTTGGTCTTTCTTGAACGTGTCGGATAAAAACTTATCATAGGTGGGACATTCGGCTTTATCGTCCCAATCGAAGTCCAGTTGGTGAAGGATTTCGTGGTCACGGTCGTGCTTCTCTAACTGTCCCGTCCTAGCGTTATACGTCCCGTTCTTAAGACATATGCGGTGACGCTTCGGGTCGTGTCGTGCGTCCACTCCTGCCGTCACCCCGAAGTATTCTCGGGACTGGAGGGTGTGAATGATGTCGAGGGCGTTTTTCACATCGGACTTTTTTAGGGTGACATCCGCTTCGTACATTTCTTTCTTGAGCCACTCCACGTTAATTGTGGGCCAATGACCGTCCTTATAGTGGCGGAGTTGCCCGTCCACGGTGGCTACATTTTCTGGCCCCCCTAGTTGTTCTATTCCCCAAAGGGCCATTACTCTCTCGGGCGGGGCTTTCTTTCCTTTTTTCTTGGACGACCCCTGCATGCCTTTTTCTTTGGCACTGTCAATCCAGCCTTGTATGGTTTTGGTAGCTTGGGGCCAGTTGTATTTGTCGCCGTTTCGGGCACATGCTTCGCGTTTGGCGCGTTCGATGCGTTGGTGTATCACTTGGTCGGGCCAGTCCCTTGACACCATCCACGCCACGGCCTCCACGCACGTGTCGTGCGTATTTCCCCCTTTGTCTACCCCCAACCACAACATTTCGTTGAGGTCCCTTATCTTGTCGCCCTTGCGTTGACAGACGGCGATAATTTCATCAATCGCCCAGCTGGTAATGACAGGAAGCCTGTGGGGGAAACCCTCTTCAATAGGGGCGGTCGTCCAGTAATATGGTTTTTCTGTCTTGGGGTGGATGGACGGGGGGACCACAGTCTGTGACCCGTGACACAGGATTTCTACCGAGGGCAGGCGTTCAGGCTTCCCGTCTTTGTCTTTCCGTTTGATTTTTTGGTTTATAACATCCGAAGGTGCTAGGCCAAAAATAGTAAGGCCTTTGCTCCCCTTCTTGGCAGGAGCGTCCCGCGTCCCGATTGCGTTAAGCACGGGTTCTACCATGTCGTCACTATCCACGTCAATCGCTATTAAAAAATATTCGCTTTCGATTTCCGTGCCGAGGGCCAAACCGATGTGGTTTAGGTTGTATTGTGCTTCCCAATCCCTAATCTTGGCGGGGGTCGGCTGTTGACTGCAATATTTCTGCCAATCATTTTCAATCGGGCGTTTTTCGCCTTCCTTTAAAGGGATGGGGCTAAGCCCTAATTCTACGTATTTGTTAAATTCTGGATGTTTTAACTGCATCTATAATTACCCCCGCTAAGTCTTTCTTTTGTTGCAAGGCCTTGATTACTTTGGCCTCTATGGTTGAAGTTACAAAGTCAATGATGTTGACCCCGTGTTGTTGGCCGATACGATGGTTACGGTCTTCGATTTGAAGACGGTCGTCCAGCGAGAACGAATTTTCGTAGAAAACGGTGGTGTGGCACGGCATTTCCTTGTCACCAAGTAGAGTGTGTCCATATTTAGCCGCGCTAGACTGGCAAACGATAACACGCGCATCGCCTGTGTTAAATCGTTTTTTCGCATCGTCAATTTCCGCATCGCTTAAACCTCCGTAAATTCCTGCCACGCCATACGGTTCTAATTCTTTCATTAGAAGCTTCGTAGAATACGTGAAGAAGGTTACTACTACAACACGGCTGTCTATTTCCTCCAATATCTCCTTCAACTCATTTAATTTTGGGTTCCCCCCTGTGATGAGTTGGGCTTCTTTGTTTTCATCGTACACAAAGCCAGAAGAAATCTGTTGTAACTTGCCCATCTGGGTAATTACCATTTGTGCCTCGATGTGTTCTTGGTTTACCATAGTGACAAAATCATCCACCATTTCTTTATAAATGCGCTTTTGGGCGGGCGTTTGCGGTATGTTGCGCACATAATACATTTTCGGGGGGATGTCGGTCCAGTCTTCTTTTTTCGCCCGAAACGCGTTTTGGTCGATTATAGCTTGTAATTCGGGCATGGTGTTAGGGTTGGCCCCCATTATTTGTTTCCCCTGATATCCACCCATTACACAATACCGTTTTTTAAAATTGGCATAAGGCATGCCCTTCAACGCCCCGATGAATTTTAATTGGGACCACACGTCTTGCGGCCCCTGTACCATAGGTGCGCCCGATAAAATACGGGTAAAAGAACAGGAACGAGCGATACCGAGCAGGGATTTAGTTCTAACTCCGTTGTGCTTCTTGATTTGGGTGCTTTCGTCCAAGACAAGCATCACGCGCCGCCCCATGTCGAGTAATTGTTTAATGTACAAGTATCCCCGTTTACTGGCGATGGCTAAAGTTTCATAGTTAAGGATTTTAACTCTTGGTTTTAGGTCTGGGGTACAGTCATCCCACACCTCGGATTTAAGTTTGCCTTCGGACCAAAACTCTACTTCATTGGCCCAGTTGGTTTTCAACGAATTAGGACATACCACGATTAAGTTATCTACTTTGTCATCTATCAACAACTGCATAAACTCCGCCAGTGTGACGGCGGTCTTCCCAAGTCCCATCTCCATAAAATACGCAAACCCATGTCTTCGGTCTGCGGTTTTGGATAGGGCTAAGGCCTGAACTTCAAAAGGGCTATGCTTTAGGGGCCATGTCTGTATCATTTTCTGGTAAAAACTTTCTATCAGCTTGTTTTGCGATAAAGTCTTTGAACAATAAGACTTTGTAGGCTTCTTCAATCGGGAGTACGTCTATGGCTTTCACCAATCGGTCTTGTACTGTCTTAAGCAACCCGTCCGTGTCGGATAGCGTGTTGCCCATGCGCAATTCCATGTAGAGGTATGCGTATTCATCCATTAAGTCCGCAATCTTAACAATCGACTTGGGCCAAAATGACGGACTAGTGCGGTTGCCAAAACACTGAATTTCTTTGTTGCGTTCGAAATTCTCGCGTCTGTGCGGGTCTTGTATCTCGCGCTTTACAGGGCCAGGTATGTCTGACATAAAACACTCGTGCCTGTCATGAATGAGGGCGTACCGAACCACACTTAACCTCTCATTGTCGTGCATTACGTGTCCTGCCCGTGTCGTGAGAAACGTGCATATTTGGTCCGCGTACAGGGCCACGTAATACATGTGTTCTGCCACAGATTGTACGTGTTTAGTGGGAAAAATACCCCATCTTGGGACAAAGGCCAAATCTCTATAATCTCTTTCAAACATTCTTGCCTCCACAATTTTGACATTCCACACAAATGCTTCGCCCATTGGGCAGTTCCTTTTCTCCGCCACAAACGGGCAGGTAGCGTTTACACGCCTCACAAACATACCGCCAACCGTAGTGGACCGCGCCTGTGCATATTTGACAATCGCATCCTTTGTAATGGGGGTCCCCGTGCGGGCTTCCTGTTGGGATTTCATTAGTCGTGCGAGAAGGTTCCATCGACACGCGTCCTTGGCCGCGCATCGTGTTCCACGCAATCATCATGGCAAAGTTAGCCACGTCTGCCGCTTCAAGCATGATGTTAAACCAACCCTCTTTATCGGTAATGGCATTCTTGAGTTCTTGTACTTCGCGGTCTAGAAGTTCAAATAATCGTTCTATACTTGTTTCTTCCCAACCGCCTTTGTGGTCGTTAAGCTTAAGCTTATGTTCCATTACGTCTGCAAATGTGCTTAGTTCGTGTCGCATTGTTTATACACCTTTCCGTATCCTATCAATCCTGTGTATTGGTCATTAGGCCCGCGTCCAAAGACTTCGGTCCCGTTCCTTTCTTCATAGTCTACCCTGTACGCAGGGTCGTCCATAAAAGACAAGAGTTTTTCAAACGCGGGTAAAAATTGCTTACACCCGCAAATGATTTTGGTCTCATAGACCATCTTTTCATTAGAATGGGACACCAGTAACTTCCTGTCTCATTTTGCTTTCTTCTGGGGACACGTCCTTCACCGTAGGCCCCCACGAAAACAAATATTCGGGCCTAATGCCGACTTTATCCTCTATATAGGCCATTTTTTTAAGGTGCGTGTTGACCTCCTCGGGGGTGCGGTAGTAATTCATAAAATTCATGAACACGCCATCGGGACGAAGTGTACGCAACATATTTTCGTATTGTTGATTAGACCAAGTAGCCACGCGGCGGACGCGCTTGGTCACGGTGGTCCTTTCTTCGGGTAAACCGAGTTCGCCCCATGTGGTTTCGATACTGTCAGGCCAAAACGGACCACTATCGCCTATTTGGTTCCCTTGGTCATCGTAAATGTGGCCCACTCGGATGGGGAACGTACGGAGAGAAACCATTACTTCCCCTAAAAAAGAAGGATGTAGGCCCGCGTCATTTAAAGCCGAAGCCACTGTAATATCGCGTGACGTGCAATAAGGGTAGGCTAGTCCGTAGTTAAGGGACAAATCAAACCCTTGTGGCACTTCCATAATCCCGCGTTTAAGTTCCAATTCCGCCGCTAAATCCAGTGCCATAACAGTCATATCTGTTTTATGAACGCCATAGTAGTCTTTGGCTAGGACTACCCCCTTCTGTCTTGCGACTTTCGCGGCCAGAGAAGCCCCTACCCCCTTCTGGGTGGACCCTAACCCCGTGGCCCCCGAGTTAGCGGCCTTCTCTTGCGCCGCGTGTTCGGGAAGGAGTATAGCGGCGCGGGGGTGCACTATGACACGGGACGGGTGGACCCCGAAGGTGACTAATTCTTGCGCCAAAAGTTCGGGGTCGATAATCGCTCCCGCGCACAAATAAATAAGCGCGTCCTTGTTCATAACGCCCGTGATGGGTAGATGAAACGTGGTTCGTTTTCCCTTCCCGTCTGCAAGGTCGAACGTGTGCCCCGCGTTGGGGGCCGCATTAGAAACGCATATGTCGTACTGACGACGGTGGGCCAAATAAGCATTCAACGCCCCTTTGCCCGTGGACCCAAATTGCCCATCCATTGTAATGTGTAGTTTTCCGTATTCGCTAAGTAGGTTTGGCATGTTTAATCTCCTATCTGTCAATACCTGCGCCAAGGTCTTTGGCAATTGAACTATAACCATTAACATCGTCATAGTTGTCGGGGTGGTACGTTCCTGTGGCAATACGCGCCACTTTGTGCAGTACCATTTCCATCGCATCGTCATGTGCTTCAATTTGCTTGAAGTCCCAATGGGGGTTTTCCATCATGGCGGTGCGGCGGGCCTCACGATAGAGGCGTTTAAATGCGGCGGTTAACCGCAAATTTCTATTCGCCTTGCCGTATACGCTCCCTCTCTGATTGAGCAATGACTGCGTTGGCGATAGCGTTGAGGTCGATTGGGTCCCCAATTCCTCTGGCTTGGACAAGTTGGTCGTCTCTGACATGGGTATCCTCCGTTCCTATTACGTAAATGTAGTCAGTGTTTTCGATTTTACAGCACACTACACACGCCGCGCTTCCTCCAGCTTGGATTTCGCGTTTCGCTTCGTGTCGTTGTCTTTGTGTTAACCCTACTTCGGTCCCTTTGGTGGGAATAGTTTTAAGTTCCCACCACATCGCGCCGTGCATCACGGTGCGGACGTACAAATCTAAACTAATGTGGCCCATGGCCGAAGCCACTTTTTTACACCGCCATTTAAGTTCTTTAGCACGGTCTCTAATTCGATTTTTAAAGGTAGCTTCTTTCATCTAGGTCCTCCTCTGTTTGTGTTTCTAACGCCCTACCTCCACACGCCTCGCATCGCAACCGAATAGGGATGCCCGTGTTTACAATCCCCGTCATGGGAACTTTACATTTGTCGCATTTAACGAATAGGTTTTTATTCATACTTGCTCCAATCCTGTTTAGGGAAGGACGCATGGCCCCAACTTTCCCCGACGTTGCCCTCCACTGTCATGGGGACGTAAAGCTTAGGAAACATACTAAAATCCTCCATAATCTCTATTGCGCGTTGGTTCCAATCCATGTGTTCAGGCGGGATAGACCAATCAAGAGCATCGTGGACTTGTAATTGTAAGCCTAACACACCGCCCGACACTTCGTCCAGATATTTGTCAACCTCTACCATTTTAATTTTAGTCAAATCGGCGCATGTCCCTTGGATTACACGGCTGGACCCTTGATATCCCTTCCCTCGGTCCTCGAAACGCGCCCTGCGGCCAAGAATAGTTTTAATATAGCCCCTAGACCTAACCCCCGATTGGCATTTACGTAGGAAAATCATAGTTTCGGGGATACGAGAATGGTAAATGTTAAGGTATTCATTGGCTTCTTTCACAGAACAACCGAATTTGGTACTAAAAGTTTTGGCCCCCATCCAGTTTAGCATCGCCATGTTCAGGCGTTTGGCGGTGGGGTCACGTTCGCAATTCAACATCTGGGCAACCACCGAGTGGATATCCTCTCCGCGTTGGTATCCTTTAATCAGAGAAGGACAGTGTGCGTATGCCGCGAAAACTCGGTATTCCTGTTGGCTGTAATCATTCGTGGACCAAAGACAACCTTCGTCTGGGACAAAAATAGTGCGTAAAATAGGGGCCAACCACTTATCCCGCTTCGGTACTTGTTGCATGTTTGGCCCGTTGGAAGAAAGACGGCCCGTAATCGTGCCGTACTCGTCATTGCGCAATTGATTGAAATTGGTGTGCACCCGCCCGTTAAATAAATTATTCTCAATCGCCCCTTCGATGAAGGTATGCAGTAGGTTTTCCAACTTACGGACTTTGATGATGTTTGCGCCTAACTCGCCGCCCTCGGCCTCCAGCCATTCGGCTGTGAAAGAGGGGTTGCCCTTCGGGGTGACGGGGTAATCGGTTATCCCGCTGTCTAACATGACCTTCTTGACCGAAGGGGCGGACAACACGTTCATTCCCTCGGGAAGCGTGACACGCGCCATTTCAATCTGTTTCAACGTCCACGCCTTAACATAAGCCAAACGCTCCTCGTCAATCCGAACCCCGCGCCGTTCCATGCGGAATAGGACAGGCAACACTTGGCACTCGGTGTGCCACACGCGGCGCAAATCATCTGCGTCTAGTCGGTCCTGTTGTTTTTTCCACAAATAATACGTTGCATCACCGTCCCCACAGGCATAGTCAACCGCGATAGGGTCGTCAGCCGACAACCTCCAAAAGTTAGCCATCTGCGCACGTTCAGGGTTTCCACCGAATTGTTTGGCCATGTGTTCGTACAGGGCTTCGCCTTTTTTAGCAGGGGTCCCGAAGAAGTAGCATTGGTTTTCCAGTGAGAACCCGCCCTTCATGTGTTCGTATATTAGTGTACCATTGGTTTGAGTGTCTTCGAACTCGGCGTTTGGAAAATAGATGCCATCATTTGCAAGGAAATGCAGGTCGAACTTGAGATTGTGGCCAATAAGCTTAATCGGTAAATGAGACCATGACTTAATCCAAGATATAACCCGTTCTGGGTCGAGGTTAGGGCCTTTTTCATGGCGTATTGGATAATACGTTGTCTTCGGCTTGCCGTCATCCTCGACTGTAACAACGAAGCCACAAGTTCGGCACTCTTGCCATGATAGCCCTGTCGTTTCAGTATCGAGAACAACCGCGTCTCCCGCTGTGATTGTGGGGAAAGTAACATCCATGGCTCCTATTCTCCGTATATCTTATCAACGATTTTACGTAAAACGCCAGCCTGTTTGTCAGAAAGAAACATGCCCTCTCCGTACTGTTCGTATTTCTCATTAATTCCAGTCATGAACGTACGTTCAAAGTCATTAAGCTTGGGGTGGTCAACATGAAATTGGTCTAGCGCGTCAATAACCAAATCTAAATTGGCCTTGTTATCCGACAGCTTCTCACGGTTATTCATTTCTTTGTTCTCCTTAATATGTTAGGGGTGAGGAGGGCCTAATATAGCGGAGCATGCAGTCGAGGCCCTCCTCTGTGAACGGGATGGGGACGGAGCAGGTATGCCTAGTACCATAACACCCCCGAACCCGAACTCGATTACATTTCGATGTCTTTTTCGTCTTGCTTGAAATCTTTGTCGCCGCCAGTTGTGCCTTCATCTTCAAGGTTTTCGATGTCTTTAATACGAACGCCGTCTTCTTTGAAGTGTTGATACATGGCCCGCATCTGTTCAAACAAGGTTTCATCCGTGAGATAACCTACGCGGTCGAACTGGTAATTGAAGAAATCACCTTGGCCCGTGTCATCTTTAATGGACGACAAGTTGTAGATTTGACCGTAGGATGGAGCCTGTGCCAACTTGAGTTTACCCATCAGTTTCTTGGCCACGCCTACCGCGCCACGTTGCAAGGTAACCACAGCAGGTGACAAGTGTGGGAAGTCAAGCAAGTAGACCACCATGTTGTACATTTTGGTAGCCGCAGGTTGTGAATTGGCGTTGTCAGGGTCGTAACTACCCCACTCGGCTAGGCCACTTTCAGCTACGGTTGGTTTGGTTTCCCAAACTACCGAACGGTCGGACCCTTTATCGGGCTTGACAGTGAATTTAGCCTTGGGCGGGTTCCAGTGAACGCCGTCATCCGCACGGGCCAAAATACCACCACCTTCGTGGCGTGGTCTCCACAGAATGTAACGAATGTCCGTGTAAATGGGGATAACGCGAACTTGTTTGCCCAACGCTTCTTCTAGGACAGAGTGATAAAACACTCCTGGTTTCTCGTCACCATCCGTCACTTCGGGGGATAGGGCCTGTAGTAACTGGAGGCGGGGGATTTCAACATCGCCTGACCCAACGTTCTCGGTTCCTTCATGTGAGTGCTTGCGCATCCATTCAGGGGTTTGTTCAGCAATTGCCACTTCACCATTGGTGGTTTCGACTTCTGCTACTTCATTTTTCTTTTTGGTTGCCATTGTAGTTCTCCTATCTTAGACAAGGGTTAGAATGATGCAAAGCATAATAAAGGCGTAACCCGCCAACAGGTCGGCTTTGCCTTGCGACCCGTATACTGTACCAGCCGCACCCGACCAGTTGTACTTATTCATTGTTTCCTCCTATCTCGTAAACTCGGATTGAACGGGGACCAGTAAACGAAGCCAAAGCCTGGTTCGTCATCACATTCCACACTCGGGCAACGTAGCCCTCATGGTAAAAACGCACTGGCCCAGTGAATTCGTGCTTTTCGCCCGAACTGTCAATTACGACAATTTTCTGTTCGTTACTCATGACTTACGGCTCCCCATGGTTGGTTGGATGTAGACGTTAAACAGGCTATCTGGCATGTCAAAAATATCTCCATTCTTGCCCGCGCCGATAATCCGCTCTTCGCCCGTTTCGGGGTCCCGCTCTTTCGTAGGGGACATAATGCCACGCGCCACACTAGCGAGGGACGAAGCATTAACCGTCTCTTGGATAAGGTCAGGCCACCCGTTGTCACGCAACCACTGATACGCGTCATCTTTTGCGTCCTTGTTGATGGAAGCGCGAACGTTCTCGGATTTATAAACGGTCATGCCGTCCACTTTCATCGAGGTTACGCCTTCGGCTTCGTACGCCTCGGGCAAGGCGACCCCCTTCACGTATTCGAGTTGTTCGGTTATCGGCTTAATCAGCGCGTCCAATTCTTCCTTCATACGTTTAAGGTTAAGAAACGTGCGGGCCAAAGAAGTGGCCCCTTCGGACTTGGCCCTATTAACCGCACCAATTAAGGCGCGGTCAGTGACGGGGCTTCCATCTTGTAGCACGATGTTAGGGTTGATTGTCCATGTGTCGTCAATCATGTTAATGCGCCCCCTCTACTAAGGATTTTTTTAATGCTAACTTCACTCATTGTTTTTTCTCCTATCTATGAGTTGGGTTAAATGGTGACTACATAGTAGCCTTTGCTTTCGGTATCGTACTTAAGCAACTGTATCTCTTGGTAGAGTTTCGTTCCAGCAAGTATGCCTACCATTACAAGCGCAACGGGGTCCCCTGCAAGGAGCAGGTAGTCCGTAAGCGGATTGTATTTGCGGTTCGCCAAGATTGTGTTCATCTCGGCTACCATTGTGAGGATTTCATTTTCGTCTGTGTCGGGGTACACCGTGTTACGCGTTAAAGTAACAAGGTCACCGAAGCGTTGTGCTTTTTTGAAATTCAACGACCCGTTGTCGTTTACAATAAAAACTCGTGGTTTATTTGCCATGGTGTCTCCTATCTAGTGGCGTATCATCATAGTAGCATAGGGGGAGGGGCCTGTCTAGTACCCACCCCCTACTCGGTTATTCCGCGTCTTCTTCGTCCGCGTCCTCGTTCGCCGCTTCGGCGGCTTCAAGGGTCTTTTTATAGGCGTTTACCTCGGGCACACCAATTTTACCTGCTGTGTTTGGTTCGATGGCTGTAACGTCCAGACCTTCCGCCTCGATAATCTCTTTTGCCTTTGCTGTGCAGATTGCAAAAAGGTCGTCAGGGTTCGCCGTGTCGCCAGTCTCATCATCGTCTTCGTTTTGTGCTTCATTTACAGCCTCCTCGGGTGTGATGGCAGACAATTTCGGGTCTACGTCCTTATCGGTCATGGTCACGTCAACCAATTTCTCAAACGCGTTGAAGCTTTGAATAGCGGTGACCGTGTTGCCGTTCATCAAGGTGATGAGCGCACCCCCTGCTTGCAGGGCGGTGATGTGCGCAATCGCGGCTAGGGCGATAATACGCTGTTTGTCCTTCGGGTCTTGGCCCTTGGAGTTGGTCACGCGTTCCGTGACGGAGATAAATTGTGTCATGACAATATCCTTTCATGGTTGGTTAAAAATCGTACGACCCTAAAAGGGTAACACGATGGGCCAAAGAAGACAAGACGCGGCGCAAATTCGGTTTCATGTAGAGTACATGTAGAGTATAAGGAAACTTCATACTCTACGGCCAGAACCCGCGTCCCGCTTCGCTTCGAGGGGTGATGTAGAGTATGTAGAGTATGTAGAGTATGGTTCGGGTCTTCTAACATGTGTACGACGTTATGTACACCACCTACCTTCTTTTTAATTCTTATATGGAGGGGGAGGGTTCTATACTCTACATACTCTACACTAGTCTTCTCTGGCCCGTCCTTCTTCGCGCCAAGGGCGTAGAGTACGAGTATCTGGTCGTACTCTACGCATACTCTACATACTCTACATACTCTACATACTCTACATACTCTAC